CTGTATTAAAATTGTCATAAGCATACGCAACACTTTTCCATATCTTTTGAGGTTCATGTGTTGTCCCGCCATAATAAAGACATCCATCATGGAAAGCACATGCCTTGGGATAACCCCGATAACCTGAAAATGCTCCTTCCGCCCAATCAGTGACCGCAGCAGTACCGTTCAAGTCACCTGCTGTGCCATCTGGTTCGGCTTGAACATCCGCCACTACTGTCGTTGAATTTGTAACGGCTGTTATCTTAATTACGCCATCTTTTATACGCCATAACGATCCGACATGTGTCGCATCAAAAGTTGCCGCAGAAGCAACAACCCCTATATCATCACCAGTAGCACCATCAGGATTTAATGTTACAGCAGTAGTATTCGTATCAAGAAACGGCCCACGCACAAAGTCCACATCTGCTATAGCGAAAGCTGTCGCTGACGTTCTTGATATTTTTCTTGGTATATAATCTTCATGGGTTATATATTTAACATCGTTCTTATGTGCTTGCATGAGTTCAAATAAATCCGCTTCCAGATAAGTTGTTACCAACTCGCTTGATGATGTAATCGCGTATGGCGTAGTTTCAACCGTATAGTTTGCACTGTGTTCGGCTTCACCTTTGAATACAGTAAACTCATCTATCCATCCCTTAAATGGTATGAGATCATCTGTCCTTGCCCCTATTCTTGCCGCAGTTCCTACCTCAACAACATCCGCAGCAGTTTGACCTGTATCAAGTTGTGTACCGTCAATGAATACTTTAAGTTTATTGCTGGCTCTTGATACCTCTAGCGTGTACCAAGTATCAGCACTAGGATTCCAACTAAAATTGTATTGTGAAGAATTTAAGTATATCTCCATCCCCGGTACGGTATCTTCAAACTTAACTGCCAGTTCTGTATTATCCACTGAAAAGAAATAACATGATGCAACAGCAGTGTCCCACATTATCCGCATTTTTACGGTGAAATCTCCTGTACCCATAGCGAAGTCACTAAACCCGCTTGTTATTGTCAGCCAGTCACCCGTACCGTCTAACTTCAGCGATGCTGTGCCAAATACTTTTTGTGCTGTATCAAGTTGAGCGTTTGCAATAGCGGTTACAGTATGACCAAGTTCATCAGTCATAGTGGTTGAAGTATCCGTACCATCAAAGTGCATTAGCATTACCCTGTTGCCCCAAGTTGTCAGGGTTACAGTTGAAGCATCGTTATTATAAAATCTAGCGTAAAGATCGCCCAACTCCATAACGTAATCTTGGTCTGCGGAGTATTGAAACGGCATTAACCTTGCCGCACCGTTATCTTTGGTTGAAGCAACGTACCGTGTTCCGGGTCGATACAACCCACCGCCAAGTTGATTGATAAGGAAGTTCTCCATTATCTTGACACTGTTGGCGTACTTGGCTATATCTGATCTTCCCATAGCTAACGGAGAGATTTCCCCGTTACTGAAATTGGATTGTTGTGTAGTGACCTTGCCCATTATACATCTACTCCTTATTTAAGAAATTGGATGCCATGTTTGCTGGTTCGCTCTTGGTACTGTCGCACCTGATCCCGATATTCGTGCGTTCTCCCATTCGTCAGCCCTCATTTCCATCGGTGTACCTTGTGAACTGTCGTTTGAACATGCTTTCGGTAAAGTTATCTTTGTGTACTTTTCAAGTAATGCTTCCGCTAAAGACCTGCTTTGCGTTATACTGAACGCTATTTCTGCCGCTATCTTATTAGCTAATGCCTTCCGAAACGATGCTGTGTATGTTGATGGCGTATCGTTCTGATATGTGTATATAATTTTAAGACCAGTTACATTCGATAATATCCTCGATCCTTCCCATTTAACAATCGCGTTAGCATCTGATATTAGACTTAACTCAACAAAATCTGTTGGTCTGTAATACACAACATCCATACCATCTTCATCCATTGCTGGGATTTCTGATATAATCCAATCAACTGCCGCTAATTCTGTTGCGAATGTCCCGGAAGTGTGTTCAACTAAACATGAATAACTTACCCCTGTATGATATACCTGATCTCCCAATTTATAAGCTGTTGCAGTTACCCAATCCGTTATTAACTCCCATTTCACCGCAGCCAAATCTGTTGAAAACAGGGTAGATGTATGCGCAATCAAACAGATATAAAAAACACCGTTATACGACACCTCGTCATCTACTGCGTATGCTGTTGCAGCTACCCATAAATCAACGTCAGGTGTAGTCATATCAAGCAACACGGCTCGTTTCTGTGCGAAAGTCCAAGGATGTTCTGATAGCACCAAATCCCGGCAATCGTCATATACTTCTGATATGATACGTTGTTCCTCAACCGCATCTGTTACGGTAGACAACCTCCGACCACCAATCATTGAAAGCGCATCATTATAAATCGTAAGAGCATCTATTGACATTGTTACTCTCCTATGTTATACTTATCGTTATAAGAATTGTGCAAAAGCCCGACAATTACCAAAGTGAAAAAAATTGTTGTCCCGAATTGCCATATAAATATCCCTCCGGCACACACACATGAACATATAAACGAACTCATCAACGCTCGTTTATACCGTGTTTCTTCGCGTTTAAATATCCTGTGTATAGAAAAATTAAGACTGAACACATTAAGAATCGAAGCCAAGAATATAAGAAACCCGATTATCCCTATTTCATAAATAGTTTGAACGTACTCGTTGTGTGCGTGTGTATAAGTATTGTTATGAAAAGCATGAAATAAATATTTGTAACTGCCAAACCCTAAACCTGTGATTGTGTATATTTTCTTTGATTTCTCACCGTTACTGTCTTTCATTACAGGATTTGTTAAATCTTGCATAGCGTACTTAGCCATAACGAATCTCTGATTATCGGGGATGAACTCACGCACTCTCTGGCTTGTTGCGAAAGCTGTTATAATTAATGTAGTTGCAACCGCAAGAGTAATTGATATAGCTATAAACAACTTCTTGCTTTTAGTTGCGAAATAGAAACTCATTGATACTATAAGACCTGCTAACCCTACATTTGAACATGTCGCTATTAGCGAATATATCATTAACCCCGCCATTATATATTTCTTTTTATATAGAGCTATTGGTATGATTATACCTAAATACGGAGCAACGAGAGTGGGATTACCAAGTGTGCCGCCCATGTTCCCATACGTTCCGAATCGGTGTTCAAAGAATTGCATAAGATGAAGCGACTGGAAAAACACCAAACCTGCCATCACCACACCACACCATACCATCGCAGTGAACAATCTATCAATTTTACGTTTTGAGAAATGTATACTCGATATAGTCATTAGAAACAAGAAAAATGCCACCGCATAAAACATTGGTTGCCATGACCAGAACCTTGCCGAGTTTATACCAAAGTATAACATTTTTGCACTTGGCGAAAGATAGTACGCTACAAAAATATAAAGCACCAGAATGGGTACATACTTGTTGGGGAAGGCTTTGAGTTTGCCTTTCCATATAGCATATAAACCTATACATAACGCAAATGCAGCAGCCCACGCCATTTTGGGCTGGCGGGCAGGATCAACCTGCCCGTCAACCCACATGAAAGATACTACTGCCAACCCAACATAGATTAGCCAATGTATCATTAGTCTTGCGCTCCTCTGTCGAGAGTAAGCCACACGCCACCATCTCCAAAGAGAGGTTCTGTCAGATATGAGATTGTACCTCCGACATTAGACGGCCACCAGTCAGTTCCATCACATACAAGCGTAATGGTTGTTCCGGTTGTGTTTGCTATGGTTTCAAGAACTACTCCATACAATATAGTTCCCGAACCATCATCCACTTGAGTAGCGTCATCAGCACTTACATATTTAATTGTTGACGGTGTAGTTTCAACCTGAATTTCGATTTCATAATCACCACCACAAGTAAACGAGTAAGTCAATCCTAACGAGGCTGTTGGTAACTGGAACTTGGTGTTCTGTGTAACTATCCAGTTTTTACCTGATTCTGCGGCTGTAATAAGAGTTGTATCGGTAGTATCGTGGAATTCCACTACCGATGGAGCTATGGTAATTGTCTTGCTACCATAATCTCCCGTTGCAGTAACACCCGCACCGACAAAATTTAAGTCAGTCGCAGCACCAACCATCGTGCCTTCCTCTTTAACGCCTACACTTGCAAAGGCAACGCCACAAACGAATACTAGAGCAAGCAAGATTACAAATATTCTTTTATTCCTCATCTTACCCTCCTGTTTAATCGGTTGTGTAAAGTATCGTGCAATAAATCGTGCCAGCTACAAGTGCCGCACCTGCGTTTGTTACAATTACCTGACTATCCGTATCCACTGTTCCTACAACATAACCCAATCCATTTGCTATCAACGGAATCAATGTGTTCTGTAACGAGGTGTTACCCGCTACTGCAAACTTATCAGGATCATTGGTTGTACCGATGGAAAACGTCACCGATGATTGAGCCACACTTGCTGCTAATGACACTTGAAGTATCTTCGCTCCGGCTGGTAAATCGCCTCCGAACTCTATCGTTGAACCGATTGATTCTGTGCCGTCTGCCACATAAGAATCGTGACAAACCTTTACCCTTCCACCTCTTAAACCAGCAGCAATCTGATTCGCCAATCCTCCGGCATCAATAGCTGTTTGGTTTACACCTTTTACATCTTGAGCTGCCATGTTAAACCCCCTTAATTTTTATTATTAACTTTACACACTTTCTTTGCATGCAATCTGAACGATATATTCTTCCGCAAGCCTTACTGCTCCAAGAACTAACCTCATGTATACCTGCCATGAGTAGTTTTTGTCCGACCTTTCAGTAAGTCTACTTTCAGGATTCTTCTGTATCGCCAGTTGCATACCGTTCTTCTGCCACATGTAACACAGCCGATCACTTGAAGCATCCACCGCAAGCTGTTCACTATGTACAAAATTAAGACCCAAAAACGTCTTAACGTCACCATGAACCAATGCTTTTACACCTGCATAGTCTGAACTTGTGATTTCTGTGGTTTTTAATAGGTTGGTCAACTGTTTGGCAGTATGCACAATGTACCTATCATTCATCGGTATTTCTTCCTCGTTGAGCTTTTCCAACCCTTCAAGCAACTTGGCTAGGGTAAGTCCCGCACCCTGAACAAGTACCTTGTTGGCTGTACCAAGCGTATTCTCCGTTGTCCCTGTCTTACCGGAATACGAAATAGCATCAAAAGCTGTGATGAGTATAGAATCAATCTTCCTGTTGGCTGATGCCATCTTTGCTTGCATATACGTTGATTTCGGATCTGCCAACATGGCCAGTGCCTCAAACGGATCTTCAAGCGTGTTCGATACAAAGTTACTTGGAGTAACTTTCCTTCTTCTGTGGTCAGTTTCTTGGATCGGTGTATCAGCCAATCTCGAAGATATTTCTTCAAAACTATCTTCTGCATACTGATCGTAATACTTTTCTTCACCAGTCCAGTCATTATCTACAAGACAGCCGGGTTTCAACCGTGAATCCATTTGCTGTGCAAGTAGCGTAATTGTGGCCTGATATTGTTTTACAAATGCTGTCGTTGGAGCACCCATATCATTCCTCCTTAGTAGTTAAATAAATGTTTCTTTTCATAGTAGAGTGTCCACTAAAGGGTCTACCTAACACTGTTTTGGGGTCTTTAAAAGAGTATCCCACCATCTTTTAAGAACTCATACAGGCCAAGTATGGGTATCTGTACTTTATCCTTACTCGGAATATGCTATTGCAAACAACCGAGTATTTTCTTCAACCAATGCTTTGTGTCGTGGACTATCTGGATTCATAAAATCCGGGTCAGCTTGTATTGCTTTTATCCGCTGTTTCGCCCCAACTGCATCAGTTGATAAATCTATTGAACCAACCCCGGTAAACGATTCTTCTGATATGGTCTTACCGAGATTTGATAAAAATTTCATTACTGACGGTTTATTGCCCAACTCGCCAAACGCCTCCATCGCATCCTTACCGCCAAACTTCTCAACAAGCCTTCGAGCAACAGTAGCGTTTTCCGGAAAATCCTTGCCCCACTCGTTGCGTAACGCGGTTTCGGCTTCGTTCTTATTGGCTGTATTGGTATCATCCCGTTTGTTTAATGTTTCTGAAATCATACCGTAATAATCAGCAAACGCACCTTCAGCCTGTTTCTGTGACATCCCGTGTTTATGTGCAAATGCTTTAAACGCAGTCAATGATTCCGGTGTTATCTTGGCTTCGGGATGTAGGTTTTCAAGTTCCCCTAACTGGTATCCTTCTGCCCCATCCGGTATACCCATTGCCTTGCGATAACTACTCCTTACGCCATCATCAGAGTTTTCATCGGGTATGATTACACCTTTCTTGCCGACAAGCTCTGACTGGCTTTTAAACCCTTTATACAATTCCTCGCCAGTCTTATATCGGGTTATATTTGGGTCATTTTTGGCTTCATCACCCATATAATCTATATAGGTCTTAGCTTGATGGCTCTTTAACGCTTCACTCATTTGCTCAACATTTTCAATCCCCTCATGTACCATTCCTTCCGGTAGGGCTGTTGTAACTGGTGGGTCAACGGTATCATCCCATCTTGCCCTGATGTTAAACAAACTTACTGCTTCCTTGAACTCGTTTCTCGTTGGTCTTAGGTGTCTGCTATGCAGACTAAGAGTATCAACTAACATTACTTACCTCCCTTTGTTGCGTTCTTCATTCTTGTAACGATTGAAAGGTACGCACAACGCATACCTTCGTCAAGTTCTCCCTTTGTCGGCATATTAACGTAGCAACGATTCTCCATGTCACGAAGTACCATCAACCCGTCTTTCGTGTTGAATACCCTCAAATATAACTGGTCAAGATGTTCTGCCTTCATCTTAACTAACTTATTATCAAGTGTATTCTCTCTTTCAAATTGTTCTAACATTATCTGCTCCCTCGTATAAAAGCCTGAACATTAAACCTGTTATCTGTTTTTACCTTACCGTCTATCGTATATATCCACCACGCCCCTGTATCTGCAATGTCAATATTCTTGTCATCCTTTTCTTTCTCATGCCTTATACAAATAACATGTTCGGGATTGATATAGTCTGTCTTGTTGACCTTAACTAATCTCATTGCCAAGCTCCCTTAAATGTGGCATCCGGTGAAACTTCGCCCAATTTATACCGTGTTCCTTGAATAACTCTTTACGTTCATCAAGTTTGCCATCTTGAAAGTCTTTTAAAACCTTCCCGATCGACTGAAGTTTGTACGTTTCATCTTCGGTTATATCAACTTTATTGCTCCAATGTACGATACTGCGCTCCATTGACTTTATATCTTCAGATTCCATATGTTTCTTGTCATATACGTATCGTAACACTATAACCGCCAGTCTTGGCAACGGTAAAACGAACCTCTGTTTCATTATTATTCCGGTCATCATTTCCCCTTTAAGCCACTAACTCCAACATCACATGTATAATAATAAGTATCCCTATAAATATACCAACAATAAACATAATTATCATGCTTATCGAATCATCTGATAATCGTTCTTCGTTCTCGGTTTCTCGCCTGTCGTTGTCATAGAGTATATCTGCACTCATTGGCATTATTCCTCCTTCATGTTGGATTCGGCTTCACTCACAGTTTTGGCAATCTCCACACCGTCTTTCATTCTCGCCATCTGCATCTGTATCGCCTCGGCTTCAGCTCTTGCCTTCCTGATTTCTTCTACATTCTCATCAGAGTTTAACAGTTCCGGGTTGATTCCCCGTACCCGTGCGATAATCTTGACAATCTTATCTTCATTGACTATATCCAATGCTGCGGGTTTGTACTGTGCTATTGCCGCGACATCACCCAAGAAACTCTCTATTGTGTATACTTCGGTTTCTCGCTGTGCCTTCGCTAATGGTGAAATGTATACTATATCAAGTTCCTCGTCTTGGATAGCTTCAGGTACTTCCGGTAACGCGCCATCTTCTAAGAGTATACCAAAGGTCCTTAACACTATCGGGTCAAGTACATCCTGTGTGAACCTACCTACTGTCGGGCCAAGTAAAACCATATTCTCACTGATTCTTCTCTGTATCTCCGGGATGGTCATTTGTTTGGTCACATTCGATAATGCCTGAAATAAGGGTACAAAGAACGCTTTTTCAATGTTACCTTGCACCATCTGGATAACTTCCATCGTTATTGGTATCGCCCCACCACTCGGCATTTCAGATATATCATCCGAACTTGTGCCTTCTTTACGGTAGTTGGTTGCACCGGGATTGGCGTTTAAAGGCAGTATAAAGCCCCTGTCAGGCAATATCAGGGCTGGGTCGGCCTGTTTCATTGAAGCTCGCAACATCGTCTTTGTCTGGGCGTTTACGAGTTTAATGTCTGCCAGTACATCCATTGACGGTGAGTACCCCATTGGGTCAGTAGAATCTTTGTAAAACCTACCTACTGCATAAGGGAAATCCATGTACCCGCTTTCAGCTATCCTCTCTTTCTTGGATATTTCTATCCATAACGACATATACGGCATGTTCAGGTTGTCTATCTTACCGGGATTGTATTTATCTCTCGGCCCCACATAATGCAAGAACGTCACCTTCTCACCGGGTTTATCCTCGTACAGTTCTTTAACTGCCGCACCTGCCTTCTCACCCCATTTATCGTATGCCTGTTCAGCAGTCATGGGGAATGTCCGATACATAGTGTTTACCCTGCCATTAGCATCCTCACTAAAAGCAAGCTGTCCGACAGGTATTTCTTTGAACCTCACCTTTTCTATTGGATCGCGTTGCGTAAGTATCGCACTTGTTCCGGCACTCCCCACACTCAAATAGAACTCTTGCATAGTTGTATCAAAATTAGACGAACTTAAAGTTGCAAAGATAATGTCCTCAACCTCTTTAAACCATACCTGTACTGCCCTATCATCCATAACACCAAGATTCCGGGTACGGAGGTTAAACCATTTCGTTGACGGATTCGTGAGGTTACTGTGAAACCCCGCGGCCATAATCTTCAACGCCCTTATAGCTGTCGAATCAAACAAGAAATTGAACTTTAACCTCGCCCCGGTCTGTTTCATGGTATTCACCCATGCTTTCCGGGGAATAACATACGAGTTTAGTTCCTCCTGATAGTTACGCCAGTTGGCGTTATCATCATTTATCTGTTTACTTCGTCTGATAATCTTTTCAATTATACCTGCCATTATAATCTCCTTAAAAACCATGTGTCGTAATGTTCATAAATAAGAAAACCAGGAAGCCCGTCAACTATAATTATACGACTGTGTATAGAAATTTCAGGGAATTCATGTTCTTTTCTTTTCATCATTCACCTAATAGGGATTTTTTAGTGCGGTTGACAGCACTACCATATTGACTTGTGAGTATAGTTTTCCCGCCTGTTCGCTCTTGCATCCTGCGTTTCTTTAAAAGTTCGTCCTTCGCCTTTTCTTCTGCGGTTTTAGGTGTTGGTGCTTGCGAGCCTTTCCCCAAATAATCCAACTTCTCTTTGGTTGAGCCAGTTGCCGCCATTGTTGCCGCTGTCGCTCCACCCGCCAAAAGTGCCGCTGTTCCTATTGTTCCCGCCACTAAAGATGTTACAACGCCCATTTTATACCCCCTACAATTTCTTAATGTACTGAATATCCAGTATCCTAAACCCTTCCGATTCGTAAAACCTCTCAAACGTCTTGTTCTTAGTGTTGCCCATGTTGCCCATGACAAGCTGTTTTATGCCTCTTTCCTTGCACATCTGCACAAATTCTCGGTATAGCTTCAACCCATATTTGCGGTATTCCTTTGATACAAACCAAAGCACCTCTTGCATTAACGGGTCTTTGCTAACTATATGATTTGTTATGAACCCCGCTATCACCCCGACTATCTTGCCGTCTATATCAAGCACCATTGATGTGTGTACCATCTTAGGCATAAGTTCATTGGCTACATCATCTTGACAGAACGCACCCAATTCGTTTAATATCTCACCGTGAAACTCATGTATAAGCTCTAATATCTCCGGTAAGTCTGCTTGTATTGTTCTTCTGATTAAATATTGCATTACATCCCCATTATTGCCTTCCATTGAAGATATGCTGTAACCATTACACATATTGCGGTTGCTCTTATTGTCCACATTATAGTTTCATCCATCATAATACCTCCAATAAAGCCATGACCATTACACACACAAGAATAGCTATTACAAGTTTAACTCGTATCCAATTTAATTGTGTGAGTGTTATCTTCATTACATCCCTGTCGTGTATTGTGGTAAATTCCTCAACCTCTGACCATCAGCCATCACATCATCATCCATGTTGGCATACTTCGGTAGGTTGCTAACCTTTGTGTCTGATACCTTGTTGATGTTGCGTATCTCGCTTACTGCCATCATTAAACTATCCCCGCAATCGGGACTTCTTAATCCTTGTAGTTTCATTTTGTCCTTTGAAACTATAAATCTTTCACCATTGGGCTTAAAGTCATACATAATGTTTCCCAAATCCTCTAACACTTCTTCGTGATTTATTTTAAGCCATGAATTTTCAATAAGATCTTTGATTTGATGCCACGCCCATGACTTGATATTCCTGTGCCTTCGCAATCTTCGCTGACCTGTGGTAACATTCACATCGTCTGGAGAAGGTTTATTTGCCCTGAACTCTACTATACCTTTGGGGGAATTTATAAAGAAATCCGCTATATCCCGCGGACCAGCACCCAATCCATCACCATCAACCACACTTATATCGAGCTTAAACTTGCCTATCCGGTCAATTATCCGGCCTGTTGTGTGTGCCAAATCTTTCTTTTCCCACACTTCAGTGTATATTTCTTCCCACTGCATCGGCCCTTTCTGTTCAAGAACAACAAAAGCACACCGATCGTCACCCATCCGGGCTATATCAAAAGCTCCTATCCGGTATCCATACAGTGATTCTTTATGGAAAAACTCAAAGTGTTTACATGCTTCAAGTTCAGTGTTCGTAAATAGAAAATTATCCACTTCGTCTAAGGGTTGTCCTCCCCATATGTGTGCGTAATCTTTCTCGCTTCTATCCTTACATTCTTGGGCTTCTTTCCACACATTTTTAGTTATATATCTAGGTTCAATCTCATCAAAATTAGCCGACATAACCAAACAATCATCCCTGTTAATCATTTGCTCATATACCGGATCATTGCGCCCAAACCTATTCATTGTGAAAAACACCTTAGCGTTAGGGTTTCTTATCGTTGGTATCAGTATATCTAAAGACTGTTTAGTTATGCTCTGTGCTTCTTCTATCCATGCAACTGATATATTCTCCATGCTC